GCAACAGAAACAAAAGAATTCGGAGCGCTGATAAAAGCAGTCTCATTAATTGTCCACGCGGTATGACTCGTACGCTCAATCTGCCTTGGAGCATAATCACGATGAGAAATAAACATCGTATCGGCAGACTGGGCAAACATAAGATCAAATAAAACGCTAGTAGGGTAAGGCGTTGCCAACTCTACAGCTATACCACTCTGTTCAATCCTCCCGTTATCTTTATAAAAACGACAATACAGATTACCAAACTCAAGTATGTAAGACTGGGTATCGCTAAACTGGAAGCGAGCCAATCGAACCTCCGCCTCGGTCACACCCTTCTTCAACGTAACTTCATCCAACGTGTGAGTCGCGCCAGTCGTATGTTTAAACCCTATAAAAGTAGCAGTAGTCAAAGCACGAAACTCAACCGTGCTATAAGTCCCGACAGCCATACTGGTGGAAGCAAAAATCTGTTCACCACCAGTAGCCGTTCCTATCTGAAGGCTAATCGCACCCGTCCCGACAACAAAGCCAAGGATATAAAGCTGGCCTGCGACAGTGACTATCTCTTCTTCAGCCCAACCATAATTACTGGCATCGACTGAAACGATATTCATTAAATTTGTAGCATGAGCAATAGAAGCACCAGAGCCAACAGTTTTGTCAGTCCAGCCTGTAATATTACTCGCAAAGGTTCCGTTGGGCATTAACTCGGAACCCGTAGAGGTAGGTTTTACATCGGCAACATAATGAACGCCACCACGCCTTTTAGCACCACCTTCGGGAAGAACATGAAAGTTCTCCATCGTTTCGCAGCCGTGCTTATACTTGTCAAGATCTACCCGACCTTTAAGGCGATCTGAAATTTCCCCAGTATTGAAATGGGTATATATAGAAAATGATTTTGCCATTCATCACGGGACAGTAATATTCTGGTCGTCAACAACAAATGTGCGACGGCGAACGTCAACTAGAGTATTGGCTTGAATGGCAGCAGGAGTCCCCTCCTGACTATCAACAAGCCTAGCATTCATAATCTTTGTATCATAAGTCTTCCAAAAATCCTGAGAAAGACCACGAGATCCAGTAATCGATATAGCCAACTCAGCCGCTAAACGAGCCTCATAAGCTTCAATAAACAACGCATCGAATTGAGCTGGATCTGTAACCCTTTTTAAATATAAAAGATTGATAGTAGAATAATCGGAAAGAACCCTACGTCCTTCAACGACATGGTCAATGCGATCATCGCCTGAATAAACCTGAACGACTCTCAGGCAATAAGGATTTTCAGGAAGCTGATGTTGCTTAGACCAAGTAAAGGCTGGAGCATCAGCAAGCGCTGCCAACTGAACACGCTCAAGAGCGAAGTTCCACTTAGCATCCCTAATCACAGCATCCCTAACATCCTCGTAAATAGCATTAACACGCTTGGCGCGCCCCGTATTCTCGGCTATATCCGAGATCGGGGCAGCGCCTAGCTGTTGAAGAGCATTGGAAGCCATTTGAGTAAAAGAACTCATAATCCAACATCTCCCAATATGTTAGTTAACTACATACTGAACAACCATGGTGATATCACCAGCAGCCGCCGAACTAGCAACCGTTTCAATCGTCAAAGCAACACGTAAGGGAACCCCTGGATCTGAAGTCAGGCCAGCGTCTTCCCAAACAAAATTAGCAATCGTGTTGATATTCATGGTTTCGAAACGAAACTCTGTGCCAGCCGTAACAGCAGCTCGCAAGTCAGTTGATAGAGTGCCATAACAATCTCTATCAATAACAGCTTCCGCAGCATATGCAGTTGCACTGCCATCAGTATCAGTAAACTTAGTGCCGCCATTGTAAAGACCAATGTCGGTTACTAAACCACTGCCACCATCCAAGTCATCATTATAAAGCTTGATACTAATAATTTTTGAATTGGATGGGACTTCCGCCAGCATGATGACATCATCATCATCAATGTCGGTAGTTGCAGCAGCAATCGTGTCCATAAACACACGCAATTTACCCGTGCCACTTCCTGCTTCCATGAGGCCGCGCGGAGTAGCATCGAGCTTTGTAATCTCGATTCCTTTTGCTGTAGCCATTTGAATTACTCCTTATTTATAAGATTAATTACGCAGATTCATCACAAGAGACTTCGACTACCTTCTCGTCTTCGATACGGGTAGCACCCATTGAAGCTTCGATGAAAACCTGAGTAGAGTAATTCTTGTCAGAACGTTCCGTAATACGGGATTTAGCATTACCATTCATGGCAAGACCAATACCAGATTTAGCCCAAGCAAGACACTTACGGATACTAGAAGCAACAGCAAGGCGAGTAGAAACAATAAAGTGAAAACCCATAAACGTATTTATTTCTCCATTTACGAGAGCTTTCACAGAATTATAATCTGAACTCGTTACTTGAGTAGTACCAAGTAAAGCTTCTAACTGCGCTGGCCCAATAGCAAAATACAGAGGCTCTGCATCTGGATCAACATCAGAATCAAGCAGTTTTTTCTTAGCCGAAATGATCTTAGCGATTGTTAAATCGGCTGAACCATGAGCCACTTGTTGCGCACTCGGCAAACTTACAGATGAAGCAACATCGCTATCGCTTACTGAATAAGCATTGCCTGAAGCAGCAGCAATAATTTCGTCATCCTTTTGACGATTAAGAGCCATCAACAAAGTCTTCATAGTCGGGCTGGTAGGATCTTTAGACATCTTGACTCGGTCAGGATTATCAATAAGATCAGCAGCTCTAAAGGTGTTAAAGGTAACACGCCTTCGACTGTAAGGGACCTCTGTTAATGGAGTATCTTCGTGACGACTCACAGCTTTTTGCATAATTACACTATCTAACCTATCGAAATGAAAGGCCTTAGCGTCATTTACGCTTTCCATGCGTACCGCATTGGCAAGCTTGGAGTTTTTCTGTTGAGAAAGATGGATGAACGTATCCGCCCAGTCTTGCTCAAACGCTTTGGTGATTTGAGTGGACATCAGCTAACTCCTTATAGCTAGATTATTAAATTAGAAGAGTTAGCCGATCGTTCGGGCTCTTCCGAGGCTAAGCCTCAAAAAAGGTTCCGGCCCTAGAAGGGTTATCGGGTCAGTCTATAAAAAAGAAATTATCCGACAGATACGGGTTTCTTTTTTCGTTTTCCCTTCCGCTTTGAAGTCTTAGGAGAAGGTCGTGCCTTAGCAGCAACCTTCTCTCCAAGACCTACCACAAACGAAGGAGAGCCAACCTCAGGAGGAGACTGAATTCTATCTGAGGCTGGACACAACATATACACTAAATCAGGATTGTATACAACAGTTTTATATGCCTCGCAACCATCATCGACATAATGAGTGCATTGACGACACGTAATCGGTTTGCCGTCTCCCATTATTCCTCCTGATAAACAAGCTCATATAACTTCTCTACTTCGGCAATAGCTTTCTGATGATCACGATGCTCAGCCGAATTATAAGCTTCATGTAAAGAATGACTCGGATCACTGCGGATCGCATCGATCTCTGTCTGGGCAACAGCAGGACTGAGAAACCTGTCGGAATTAACCTGACCAGTAAAACTACCTTCACCCATTTGAGTCCCAATCTGATGAAACATTCGTATCAAGGTAGGACTCGAATCAAGACCATTCGTAGCAAGATATTCACGATCCTTGTCAGTAGCAAACTGATTAAAAGCCCTGACAGCTGTAGAAAGGTTTTCGTCATAAGCCCGACCCCAGTCATTCTGAAGCTCAGTCGTATTATCGGCAGACGCCTTGGCTTGAAAATTCTTAATATCGTTTATAGATTCAAAAGCCATGTTGTTATAAAAATCAAGAACAAACTTCGCCTGATCATTAGTAAACCCATGATCGTAAGCCTGACTTAAAAACTCATTCTGGTTCTCAAAATTATACTCACCCTCTGGTATTTTGCCAGGAGGCTCATACTCATACTTGTCAGCTCCCTCAGGACGACCTAGCTTGTCCCAGATATCGCCCATCGATTCTGGTGTCTGTTCCTCTGGTATAGATATCGATTGCCCACGGAAGGATTCCATGTGTTTATATCCTTTCGCCAGCGAGGCAACGTCTTTAAACTTGCCTAGGCTACTATCATCCTGCAACTCATCAGGCAAATCTTTCATCCACGGTTCGCCTGCGATCTCTTCAAGACTCTTATTCTCTGACGCACCATCATCTGAATTAGCCGTTTCTACGGGTTCAGTGATTTCTTCTTCTGACATAAAACCTCCTATTATTTTAATTTACCAATTCTGTTGAATAATTTAGGGAACAACCGCCTAGCGACAAGAACACCATACTTCTCAATAACAAGATCCTTCTTTGGCCTCTTGCCCTTCTTAAGACCTTCCAAATATTTTAAATGAGCCACACCCTCGGGACTTTTTTTCCAATCAGCCGTATCGCCGATACGCTTCTTATCTGACTTTGGTTTGTTAAGACTTGCCAAATATTTTGAATGAGCCACACCCTCAGGGCTTTTCCGCCGATCACCTGACTTCCTATTCC